ATTGGGCACCTTGCTAGAAAGTATCTAGAAGATAGGAAGATACCAGCATCACAACTGGGAAGATTCTATTATGTTGACAAGTTTAAGAGATGGGTCAACACTCAACGACAGACATTTGATAATCTCCAGAATGACAGACCTAGAATTATTATCCCTCTCATTGGTGAGGACGGTGTGTGGTTTGGCATTCAGGGTAGATCTCTGGCTCCAACTAGCACGTTACGATACATCACTGTGATGTTTGAAGATCGTCTAAAGTTATTCGGACAAGATATTATTAACCCTGAGGAGACAGTTTATGTTACAGAAGGACCATTCGACTCCACTTTCATTGCCAACTCTGTTGCTATGTGTGGTAGCGATGTTGACCACCGCTCTCTTCCTTATAGATCTAGGGTCTGGGTCTTCGATAATGAGCCCCGCAACAGACAGATCGTGCAGAGAATCAAATCTGCGATAGACAGTAAGGAGCAAGTAGTGATATGGCCTAAGGGTATATCACACAAAGATATGAATGATATGTTTATGGCAGGACTTGACCCTAGTGCTATAATCAAATCGAATACCTATCACGGGTTAGAAGCACAAATTAAATTCACAGACTGGAAAAAGGTATGAGCGACACAGTTGTAAAGCGTAATGGACAGGTTGAAGAGATTCACCTAAGTAAAATTCATGAAATGGTTGAGCACGCTTGCAGAGGACTTGCTGGTGTGTCGGAATCGGCAATCGAAATGAATGCCAACCTACAACTATTTGATGGTATCAAGACATCAGACATCCAAGAGATTCTAGTAAGGTCTGCTAATGATCTTATTAGTTTGGATGCACCTAACTATCAGTTTGCTGCAGCACGACTGCTGCTATTTGGACTTCGTAAAAGTGTATATGGATTCCATCCAGACAACGCTCCACACCTTCAGAATCATGTGATTGAATGTGCTGCTAGTAAAGTTTACGACAGCAGCATTGTAGAGGCATACACAGACGATGAGTGGGATCAGATCAATGACATGATCGATAACGACAGAGACTATCTGTTTACCTATGCAGGTCTAAGACAGGTAGTTGATAAATATCTGGTACAGGACAGGTCGTCTGGAGATATCTTCGAGACTCCTCAGCAAATGTATATCATGATTGCTGCGACTCTGTTTCAACGATACCCTACAGAAACAAGACTTGATTATGTCAAAAGATACTACGACGCAATCAGCAAACACCGAATCAACATTCCCACACCTATCATGGCAGGGGTGCGAACTCCACTTCGACAATTTGCTAGCTGTGTTCTTGTTGATGTCGATGACACCATCGATAGTATCTTTTCTAGTGACATGGCGATTGGCTACTATGTTGCTCAACGTGCAGGAATCGGTATCAACGCAGGCAGAATCCGTGGCATCAACGCTAAGATCAGAGGCGGAGAAGTGCAGCACACAGGTGTTATCCCATTCCTCAAAAAGTTTGAAAGCACTGTCCGATGTTGTACTCAGAATGGCGTCCGAGGTGGATCAGCAACTGTCCACTTCCCAATCTGGCACCAAGAAATAGAAGACCTTATTGTCCTCAAGAATAATAAGGGCACAGAAGATAATCGAGTGAGGAAACTTGACTACTCCATCCAACTATCAAAGATTTTCTACGAGCGTTTCATTGCGGATGGAGAGATTAGCCTCTTCTCACCGCATGACGTACCAGGTTTGTACGATGCTTTTGGTACTGAGTCATTTGACTCTTGCTATGTGGGTTATGAATCAGACGAGTCTATTCCAAGAAAGACTGTCAAGGCGCAAGAGTTAATCCTTAGCATCCTGAAGGAGAGAGCAGAGACAGGTCGTATTTACATCATGAATATCGATCACTGCAACAGTCACTCCTCATTCAAAGACAAGGTTAACATGAGTAACCTGTGTCAAGAGATCACACTGCCTACTGATCCTATCAATCACATTGATGATGATGGTGGTGAGATTGCTTTGTGCATTCTGTCTGCTATTAACGTTGGTAAGATCAAGAATCTAGATGAGTTGGAAAACCTTACAGATCTATCTGTGAGGGGACTTGAAGAGTTGATTGACTACCAGGAGTATCCTGTTGCTGCTGCTCGCCGTAGCACCATGGCACGTCGCTCTCTGGGTATTGGTTTCATTGGACTAGCACATTACCTTGCTAAGAATGGTGAGCATTATGATGATCCCAATGCTCTGAAGATGGTCCATGAGTTGACTGAGGCATTCCAATACAACCTTCTTAAGTCTTCTTGTAAACTTGCTGAAGAGCGTGGTCCTTGTGAAGCATTCCATCGCACAAAGTATGCTGATGGACTTCTACCAATTGATACATATAAGAAGGACGTTGACGAGTTAATCAAACCGCATTATAATTATGATTGGGATAGCCTTAGGTTGGATATCGAGGAGTATGGATTGCGACACAGCACTCTGTCCGCACAGATGCCTTCAGAAAGCAGTTCCGTTGTGTCAAACGCAACCAATGGAATCGAACCACCTAGAGACTACTTGTCCGTTAAAAAATCAAAGAAGGGACCTCTTAAGCAGATTGTTCCACAATACAATTCCCTGAAGAATAACTACACTCTTCTGTGGGACATGACCTCTAACAAAGGTTACATTGAAATTACTGCAGTGCTCCAGAAATTCTTTGATCAAGCGATCAGTGGCAACTGGTCATACAATCCCGAAAATTTCCCTGATAATAAGATCCCTGTGTCAGTGATGGCAAATGATCTTCTTACTACCTACAAGTATGGATGGAAAACTTCTTATTATCAAAACACATATGATGCCAAGAGAGATCCTGATGTGGATGAGTCTCAACAATCTAAACTAGACACCCTTCTGGGAGAGATTGACAATGGTGAAGAAGGTGAGTGCGATGCCTGCAACGTCTAAGGACATTACAATCACACTCAACAAAGATCTACAAGACGAGTTTGAGTCTTACCTTGAAGTCTGTAAGTCCTTGGAGTTTCCTCCAAGGATCAATGGCTTTCTAAATTATATCTACAACTATGGTACATGCAAAAATCCAAAGGAGCCACAAGAATGGGACTGACAGTCTTTAACGACAAGAAGGTAGACACAAAAAACCAACCAATGTTTTTTGGTGCTCCTTTAGGGATGCAACGTTATGATGAATACAAGTATGCTGACTTTGATAAACTGACACAGACACAGTTAGGATACTTCTGGAGACCTGAAGAGGTTTCCCTTCAGAAAGACAGGTCCGATTACAAAACACTGAATGATCAACAGAAACATATCTACACCAGTAACCTCAAGTATCAGATCCTTCTGGACTCTGTGCAGGGGCGTGGTCCTGGGATGGCATTCTCACCTTACTGTAGTCTTCCTGAGTTGGAAGGATGCATGGGAGTATGGGAATTCATGGAGCAGATTCACTCTCGTTCCTATACCCATATCATCAAAAACATCTACCCAGATCCAACAGAAGTCTTCGATACGGTATTAGATGACGAGAAGATTCTCGATCGTGCTAAGTCTGTAACCAAAGCATACAATGATTTCATTGAAGCAGCATCTGAGTGGGCATCCAGCACCATGTGGGAGAAGTCCTGGGAGGGATCACCTACTCGTGACTGGACACTGAATGATGTTAAACGTAAACTTTATCTGGCGATTGCTAATGTCAACATCCTGGAAGGAATACGGTTCTATGTTTCTTTTGCTTGTAGTTTTGCTTTTGGTGAACTTAAACTCATGGAAGGTTCAGCAAAAATTATCTCCCTTATTGCCAGGGATGAGTCACAACATTTGGCACTGACTCAGAAGATCCTTTACAAGTGGAAGAAAGGTGATGATCCTGAGATGCAGGTCATCGCACAAGAAGAAAAAGAAACAGTGCGTCAGATGTTTATCGACGCAGTAAACCAGGAGAAAGACTGGGCAAAATATCTATTTGAAAACGGCAGCATGATCGGTCTTAATGAGAGACTGCTCTGTCAATACGTTGAGTGGATCGCTAACCGTCGCATGAAGGCAGTTGGTATCGATCCAGTCTATGACATCCCTGCTAAGAATAATCCCCTACCATGGACAGAGCACTGGCTAAATAGCAAAGGTCAGCAAAATGCTCCTCAGGAAACTGAGATTGAGTCCTATGTTGTTGGAGGTATCAAACAAGATGTTGAAGCAAGTACTTTCGGTGGTTTTCAACTATAAGTATTCCATCAGTCGATGGATTGATAACCTACTACATGAAAAGAAAGAAGTGCAAAAGATCGATACAAGACGAGAAGGTGATTGGTTGTCCCAAGACCCCTCAAATTGGTATTCGGGACCACTTATCCTTCTTGAAGAGACTCAAGAAGGACTTAAAGAATACCAGACCAGTCAGAGCAAGACCAAAAAAAGGCAAAAAAAGGAAGTGAGTTGCTAAATAGTTGTGGATATGTTAGTATATCCATACGTTCATCCCCCGAAAGGAGGACGCAAGTAAGTCGCGGAACGGAGCGTTCATCCCATGCTAGAAGTATTATTCTATTCAACTCTCACTTGTGCTCAAGCCGATGCAATCATGCTTCGGATGAGAACAAACGAGAATATTCCTCCTGAATATAAGGTGGAATTGATTGAGGTCATGAAGGAATCAACCCCTAATTGCTATCCATGGGACGCACACGACTAAAGGAACGGGTTTAACCACCAACTACTTTAGGAGTATATCAATGACTACTATCACATATCGC